AAAGCGGCAGTACCAGTTACCCTAGTTAACAATGGTTCTATCTTAGCTGGAGGAGGAGGTGGAGCTGGAGGCGGCGGAGGTGGAGCAGGTGGTGCTTTGCAACAACAGTCTCAACAACAAACCACTGGTCAACAAGGTCCTTTCCCTGCTCCAGCAGCGAATGGTTATGATTTTCGAACCACAAGCTGGTCACATTATAACTATTCAAAAGCATATTGGGGTGGTTCACAAGTAGCTCAAGGAAATGCTTCAGCATCTTCTTTAACAGCAGGACAGTACACTTACTATAGAGGGAGTGGTGGATATAGTGGTGGAGTTACTAGTGATAGTGAAGGAAACCCACAAGGAACTTTAGTTTATCAACCTATTCGCAGAACATTTCCTCAACAACAACAATCACAAACACAAGTAGCAGGACACGCTGGAGGTGCTGGAGGTGCTGGAGGTTTAGGCAGAGGATTTCAAAATCAACCTGGTGGAGATGCAGGAGCAAGTGGCTCCTCTGGAACTACTGGTCAAGCTGGAAATGGTGGAAATGGTGGAAACGGAGCAGCAGGAGGTGGCTATGGTCAAGCTGGAGTTGCTGCTCAAGCAGGTCAAGCTGGAACAGCATCAACTGGTAGTGGTCAATCTGGAGGTTCTGCTGGATCTGTAGGAGCCGCAGGAAACTATTTAGAAGGTGCTTCCGTCATAACTTTTACAAATAATGGTACAGTCGCAGGAGGTACAGAATAATGGCTAACACATACGCATGGACAATTGATAAACTACACACTAAAAACTTAACAGTGGGTGGTACAACATATTCAGATGTTATAGTAAGAATACAAGCAACATTGACAGGAACTAGTGGTGATGATTCTAGCATTTCTAAAATCCACGAAGTAGACTTAGACATGAACACTAGTGGTTTAGCAAGTAGCTTTGCGGCATATGCTGATGTTACTGAAGCTAACGCTAAATCTTGGGTAGAATCAAGAATAACTTCAAACACTATTACAAGCATTAAAGAACATATGGATGGATTAATGTCTTATGAAGTTAATATAAAAGATGCTTCTGAAAAAACTGGGTTTCCTTGGAGTTAAATTGTAGCTTGTAATCCTTTAACTTTTGCATTACAGTAAAAGAAGGCAGTATCAAATAACGATTTAATAATGATTAATCACAAAATTAATTTATTGGAACAAGGACATACTGATTGTCTATCCACTCATATAGATTATTGGGAAAAAAACTTTGTTTCTAATGCAAAAAGCAATGATGTATGGAACGGAATGAAATCTGTATACTGTGATCCTGTTACAGAAAGTCTTTTACTACATTGCAAACCTCAAGTTGAAAAAACACTGAATACAGAATTGGTTCCTTCTTATAGTTTTTGGAGAACTTATTTCAAAGGTCAATCTCTTGTAAAACACTGTGATCGAGCACCTTGTCAAATAAGTGTTACTTTATGTATAGATATGTCCGAAGATAATGATCCTTGGGATATTTTTGTTGATGGTTATTCTTTTAAGTTACAGAGAGGAGAAGCCGTAGTGTATAGAGGATTTAGTCAAGAACATTGGAGAAAACCTTTAGAGTATGATTGGCACAGACAAATTTTTTTACATTATATTGAAAAAGAAGGTCCTTTTTATCCAGAGCATAAATATGACGCTAGAGATAAATTATATACAAAGATGGAGATAACTAAGTGAAAAGAAATATTATAGTTGCTAAAAACGCATTTAGTCCAGATTATTGTAATCATGTGTTAAAAGTTGCTACAGAATACCGAGAGGGAAAAGTAAACGGCTATTTCGGAAAAGAAGGTATTGATGATGGTTTAAAAGATGCAAAAGCTCGAAGATCTAAGGTAGCTTGGATAGACAACAACATAGACAGTTGTGATATATTTCAACCTATTTACAAGTTAACAAGAGATGTTAACAATAAATTTTTTCAATTTAATATAAAAAAAGTTGAAGACATACAAGTTTCAAAATATGATTCTGAAAATCAAGGTTTTTATACTCCTCACATTGATGGTGTATATGACAATCCAGATATGGATATGGTTAGAAAACTTTCTTTGTCTATTCAATTAACACCTCCAGAATACTACGAGGGTGGTAGGTTACATTTTCCAGACGATGAAGAAAAATTCATTGTAACAGATTCTTTAGCACAAGGAACAGCAGTTTTCTTTCCTTCTTATATGAAGCATGGAGTTAAACCAGTCACAGAGGGAATTAGACATAGTATAGTATGTTGGTTTCTAGGAGAGCATTTTAGATAATGAACCACGAACAAGCAAAAAAAGCATTAAAAAACACAGAAAGTTTTGGAGATCCATATTATATTGTGTATGACGATTTCCTTCCAGCAAATGAGTTTGGCTATTTAAAAACATATTTAACAGAAGCAAGTGAGCCTTTTTGGACAATCTCAAATCAAATAAATAAATATGATTTGGATAATAACGATTTTTACATGGCTACTATGATTTATCATTGTGAAAACGGAGCTAGGAACGAATGGACAAGAGGTATAGATGAAAAACCTTTTGTTTCAATTTCTTCTAAATTGCATATGGTTTCTATGTTAAGAATGAAAGCTAATCTATATGTTCCTAGTGTAAAAGGTCAATATATTCATGCTCCTCATGTTGATTATGATTTTGGACATCAAGGAGCATTGTTTTTTGTTACAACTTGTGATGCACCAACATATATGTTTGATGGGACACCTATAGAATCAATTGAAAATAGACTTTTATTATTTAATCCTGGGACACCTCATGCTAGTTCAGCACCCACAAATGTTCCATTTAGAATTACAATAAATATTAATTTTTTAGGGCAAGGTATACATGGAAATTATAAGGGTCAATTGAAGAATTTAAACCCAACTGTATTGGGAGGCACTCCTCCTTTTAGGATATAAATGTATTATATTATTGACAATTTTTTATCTGATTCTCATTATAAAACTATATTAGATTATGTTTTAACTTCAAAATACACCTTTAAAAATCATACTACACATCCAGAGAATATAACAAAAGATACTTTCGATTATCAATTTATAAGAATAATAACTTATCTTACAGAAGAAAATACATACAGAGGAGTTCCTAGAGACGAATTAAATAAGATAATGCCTTTGTGGGATAAACTTCAATTAAACAAAATACTAAGATGCAAGATAAATTGTAATCCTAACTCTGACAAAAATAACGAGTTAGGGTGGCATAGAGATGTTGAAGATGGTTCAGAAGGCACATGGTTCTCTTGTATACTTTATTTTACGACTTGTGATGGTCATACTCTTTTAAAAACAAACGATAAAACTGTTAAAGTAGATTCAGTTGCAAACAGAGCTTTAATATTTCCTTCTATTTGGGAACATACTGGATGCTCTCCCACCGATGTAAAAGCGAGATTTATTATAAATACTATTTTTGAAATAGATCCAAAGGAAAAAAAGTTGTGGATGAACTAGTATTATTTTCTGGTGGTCCTGATAGCACTATTCTTTTAATTGATCTTTTAAAGAAAAAAGTGCCAGTGCGAGTTTTATATTTAGAGCTTGGTTGGTGTACTGATCAACATGGTAGAATACCTATTCAAACACAAGTTGTAGAGAAA